TCATCTATGGAGATGGAGTGGATGGCGTTTTTACGTCACACCCAGGACGAAGCCGTGTGCTCTCGGATTCACATGCGCTAACTACTCGACTTATATACCGCGCCCAAGCTTAGTACTATTATAACAGGATTGGTTTTATTGGTCTTTTAGGGTATTGACCCAGTTAACTATTGCCTCAAGAGATAGATCCATCATTCCGTCCTCGCCAAGAAGCTCCTCAAGGCGATCGACCACGGGACCAAGTTCTTCCTTTGATAGACCTGTTTCATTGGCGATATGCTCTTCCATCAAGCGCATAAGATCACCAAGAAAGTCTAGTGGAACCAGCGCTAGACGCTCCTCCTCAAGATAGCGCATAAGCACCTCGTCATCTCGATCAAAGTCCGGATCTAGATCTTCCTCTTCGTTTTCAAACATGTATCAATACTATCTTACAATAGCTGCGGTGACAGTTTGATATTTATGTGTACACATATTTTTACTTTTATACTATAACTTTTATTTTAAGTTTCAACTAAAGTTACTTCCGAGTAACCTGCTAAGAAGTCCTACTAAGAAGTCTCGCTAACGTGATAGATTATGACCCTAGGATACATAAGGTAGGGGAATAATGTCCGCAGGCGTTCATAACATAAAGGCCGAAAAAGGCGCAACCTTCTCCCAGACCTTTACATGGAAGATCGACTCAAACGTCGTAAACCTAACCAGCTACACGGCTCGCATGAAGGTACGCGACCCTAAGAGAGCTCCCAGCGTAAATCAAATTCTCTCACTCACATCCGCAGCGGGAGGAGGGATAACACTAGGCGGATCCGCTGGAACTATCGCTGTTGCTGTAGCTGCAGGTACGATGGATAACATCGTCGCAGGTAAATACGTATATGACCTTGAGCTTGAGTCCTCAGGTGGCACGGTTACACGTCTTCTTAAAGGATCATTCACCGTTTATGACGAGGTGACATATTGACCGATCCTACAAGTATAGTTTATGTAACAGACCCTTCAACTACAGTATCTGTAGAGGAGTCTGCGTCTAGTCTAGTTGAAACAACCATATCGGAAACCACAGTAACAGTTGAGTCAAGTTCCGACGTAGTTGTAGAGACAAACACATCACCTGTTTCGGTAGTTGTCGTTGCTGAGCCTTTAATAACAGTTGAGACTGTAACTAATGATATTGAGGTTATTGTCTCAAACCTGCAGGGACCTCAAGGAGGTGTAGGTCCAACTGGTATAACTGGTCCAACTGGTGTTCAAGGACCAACTGGTCCAGCAGGCGCTCCCACTGGAGCTACTGGTGCAACAGGTTCTACTGGTGCAGTTGGTAATACTGGTTCAACTGGTAGTACTGGAGTTGCAGGCGCAACTGGTTTAACTGGTAATACTGGCGCAACAGGCGCTCAAGGTGAAACAGGTATAGCAGGCGTTGTTGGAAATACTGGAAACACAGGAGTAACTGGCGCAACAGGCGCACAAGGCACTCAAGGTTTAACTGGTAATACTGGTACAACTGGAGCTACTGGATCTCAAGGACTACAAGGAAATACAGGTGCTACTGGTTCAACAGGCGCTACAGGCGTTCAAGGTGAAACTGGTAATACCGGTGTAACTGGTGCAGATGGCTCAACAGGTGCAGTTGGTGTAACAGGTGCGCAAGGTGAAACAGGTAGCAGTGGAGAAGTAGGACAGACTGGTAACACTGGATCAACAGGCCCAACCGGCGAGCAAGGTATTCAAGGAAACACTGGAAACACTGGACAAACCGGAAGCACTGGAGCACAAGGACAGACTGGTGTTACTGGAAACACAGGCACACAAGGTATTCAAGGAGAAATCGGGCAAACAGGACTTACAGGTGCTACTGGAAATACAGGCGCGCAAGGTGAAGCAGGACAAGTTGGAAGTACGGGGTTAACAGGTGCAACAGGAGAAATTGGATCTACAGGTAATACAGGAGTCACAGGACCGACTGGTTCAGTTGGTGCAACTGGACAACAAGGAGATGTGGGAGCAACTGGACAAACTGGTTCCACAGGACCTACTGGACTAGCAGGTGCAACTGGCGCTCAAGGAGTTCAAGGAGTAACAGGTGCAACTGGTGTAACAGGAAGTGCTGGTTCAACTGGTACTACTGGTGCTATAGGTGCAACAGGCGCAACTGGCTCAACAGGTGTAACGGGAGACGATGGACAGTTTAGCATAGTTGATGTAACTCCTCCAACTCCGGCAGAAAGTGGAGACGCTTGGTTTAACGCAAGTGATGGAACAGTGTATGTCTATTATGACGGCTACTGGGTTGAGGCAGTTGGCGGAAATATTGGTCCTACAGGTGCAACAGGCGCTGTCGGTATTACAGGTGCTACTGGAAGTGTAGGTAGCACTGGTGTGACTGGAGCCACGGGAAATACTGGTGCTACTGGAAATACAGGTGCTACAGGCACAGCTGGAGTTGCAGGTGCGACAGGCGCAACAGGCACTGCTGGAAATACAGGAGCAACAGGAAACACAGGTGCGACAGGCGCAACAGGACCTATAGCTGTAGTAAGTGGTCTTTACAGCGCTGGTTCCTTCATAACTATGGACAATCTAAAGTTTAGCGTCACTACAAGTGGAAACCGTGGACTAAGTGTTGCCACTGTCTCAGGAACGGCTTCTTTATACGTGGCAGCCGCGTTTTCTGGATCTACTGTAGGACACAGTGGAACTGCAACTAGTGGTGCTGCGACATACACAACAACACCAAGTTCTTCCTTATTTGGATACCACTTCCCACAGATTGGTGACTGGTCTCAGTACATCTTTACCGACATATCAAACCAGCGTATGTATCGGGTAAATCTAATCATTCAGTCAGGGTATATAAATAACTTTATCTCTGTAGAACGAGTGGCTGGATAGCACAAAATAAGTGATATGGTAGCTACCATGTATTGTGAGCATGTGTACAAAAACATGGGAGTGGCAATCTGTCCACTTTGCGGCAGAGACACCCGTGAAATCGACTGGAATAAGACTAACAAAGAGAATAAGCAGTGGCTCAAGGACAACCCAGAGGCCTGGAGGTCTGTGGGCTGGTGGTCAATTTAGTTTCTAGTTTTATAGTGTTTTAATCTTTTAATATAGCCCTTAAAACCTGATAAGTTACGCGTACACCCTTGACCGCAAAGGTGTAAGCAGTTTTTACCTAATAGATTTTATGTAAAAATTGTACATTAGAACAGGTAAAGTACTCTTTTTTAAGCAATGTACACATAAATATTGATATGCCAAAATATTAGTCAATACAAAGTAAGATAATATTTGCATTATGGCGTGTGTGTATGTACTTGTAAGAAGTTCATCACCCGAAGACGTTAGATACATAGGTATTTCTAAATATGACGATCCTTCTATTAGGTTTAACAGTCATATAGTTAGAAGAAATAATGGTCATAACCTTCCAGTCTATGACTGGATGAGAAAGTACGACGATATTACCTATTTAGTAGTAAAAAGTGGTATATCTTGGGATAAAGCCGTTCAAGAAGAAATAAATATTATAGCGCACTATAAGTCCTTAAATAAGCGGCTTTTGAACATGACTTCAGGAGGTGAAGGAATACTTAATATGAGTGAAGAAAGCCTAGGAAAACTAAGAAAAGCTATGATTGGTCGCAAGCATACAGCTGAGGCCAGGGCAAAAATGTCTGCGGCAAAGAAAGGCAGACCTTCACCTACGCTAGGCGTGCCGATGTCCGACGAAACAAAAAGAAAGCTATCTGAGGCAAAAAAAGGAAAAAAGCTATCAGAAGAGCACAAAAAAAGAATATCGGAAGGAGTTAAAGGACATAAACATACCCAAGCAACCAAAGACGCGATAGGAAGAGTCCATAGAGGTAAGATAGTGTCTGATGAAACGCGTAAAAAACTTTCTATGGCTCATAAGGGTAGAACACCTGTAAATAAAGGGGTCCCTATGAGTGAAGCACAAAAGGTAAAATTATCACTAGCTCGTAAAGGTAAGGTTCCATGGAACAAAAAAATAAAAGATTAGAAGACAGTAGCTTAGATAAGTTTGCGCTTCTTTACGCTAGAGTATCTACCTCACAGCAGGCAAACGAAGGTGTATCTTTAGATGCTCAGGCAAGAACGTTAAAAAGTGCAGCAGAAGCTGCTGGCTTTACTCGCTATGAGCTTATGAGAGAAGAAGGAAGGTCTGGAAAATCTATAAAAGGTAGACCAGTCCTCCGCGAGGCATTAAGACGCCTTTCTATAGGAGAAGCTAACGCTTTATTTGTAACAAGAATTGACCGTTTGGCAAGATCAACTCAGGATTTTCTTTCTATAGTAGATCATTCAAATGAACATGGCTGGCGTTTGGTACTGCTTGATCTTAATTTAGACACTTCTACTCACAATGGAAGATTTACTGTCACTATAATGAGTGCCTTGGCCGAGATGGAACGAGCCATAATTGCAGAGAGGCAAAAGGACATACACGACGATAGACGCAAGCAAGGTCTTGTCTGGGGAAAGGACCTAGGACCAAAGAAGCGTGTAGCTGATGATGTGGTTCTTTTAATAATTCAAGGACGTGCACAAGGTAAGTCCATGCTCGCGATAGCCAAGGAACTTAACGCTAAAAAGATCCCGTCAGGCTACGGCGGCAAGTGGTATGCATCAAGTGTTAAGTACGTATTGGACCGTAATTTAGAAGAGCCAGAATCGTAAGGATAGGTACTTACGGTTCTGGCTCAAGTTTTAGCATCTCTCCCCTGACAAGCTAAAACTAGAGTCTAATAT